GCTAAACACCTAACTGATTAGTGGACTGCATTTTTGCTGTATTATCATTAACCTTGCCTTTTTCTTTTACGTTTATTAAAGAAAAATATCATGGAATTCATATTCAACTGCGAGCCTTGACATACTATGTAGATCAACCTTGGCTGCAATTTGACCTATCCACCCGCGTAATTGAGAAATTATGTGATTATCACTGTTCGATAGATTATCAAATTACAGTTCAAGAGGATTCAAATAATATTATAAGCAGTGAAAAGTCGGAAGTAAATTCAGACACGAATTATAAATGTTTACTTTGGATTGATACGTTAAATGATAAACCGGACATTGTATCTGAAATTGTTGGCATAGAACCGTCAAGAAAACAGATCAAAGGAGCACATATGGGCGGAAAAAAACCGCCTGAAGCTATATGGAAAATAAATACATGGGAATTTGTTTCTCCTACCAGATATGCACAAAATCTTTGGCTCCTTCAAGAATCTTTCGAAGATGTTCTCAATATGATGGATAGGCGGGAGAAGGAGTTTATAGCTATTGCGAAAAAATATGATAACATTAATTTTCAACTGCAAAGTACGACTTATTTAACCCCTGTATCTTTCAAATTGGACACTGACGTGTTATACAAATTAAAAAAGTATCACGGTTACGTCTGTTTTTCAATATGGACCTGGATCAATTAAAATTCTTCATGTTATCATGCTATAGAGTGCAATTTATTGTTCTACGATATATTGATAAAATGACAATTTTCCAGACTGGAAATTTCACCCAATCGATTATTTCATGTTATTGAACTTGATTACATCTCGTTTTCGTCTTCGTTTTGCCGCTCCGTCCGACTCTGGTCGTTCTCCATCCAGATAGCCCGTTTTCGTTCATAGTCGAGGGCTTTCCACCAAGTGTTGCAGGCATCGAGGAACGCTTGTCCCTCGTCATCCGCCGGATAATTCGCCGCAGACAATCCCGTAATTCGTTCCATTTTCGGGAAGTCCACTGCCAACCACCAGGCATCGAGGTTATCTCCGAACTCTTCGAGCGAGCAAAACCATACGTGCTCCTGACATGCGTCGCACCATTGATCGTCAGCATCCGCGTCTATCGAGGATACATACTCCAACGTATTAGGATCGACCCACGCCATCATCTGTATCTCACGCGAGCCGCATCTTTCGCAAACAAGGACACTCGGCTCCTTAGAAAGGCATTCCTCGTCTTGTCCTCGAACAGCACACGCAATGTGCTCGATCAACAGCCGCCGATTGCCCCTATCGAGAGCGACATAGAATCGTCGGGCTGCACCGCACAGGTCAGGTGCAATACTTCGGCACCACACTTTCCACACGCTCGCAGCCCGTGTGCCGAAGATCGTGCGGCATTCTTCTTCGCACCAGCTATCCCGCATATAGTCGAAATAGCGGTCTATAATACTTTTATTTTGTTTCATCGGTTCGTTTTTTATACGTCATTTATTAATCAAGATTCATTGTCAAATCAGAATCCGCATTTCACGTATGAATTTCCCAGCCGCGGATTCTCGGTTCGCAGTAACATCCCGAACGATCGGGTGTGCCGTGATAGACCAGTCCGCCGACAATGCCTGTACTGCTGTCGGCATAGCGCTGCCTGAAAAGAAAGGAATAAGGCGCGGAATCCTTATACAGTTCGATTTCACAAGGACAGTTCGGATTCCGCTCCCACCGTTTCAGATCGTTCAACCGTTCTTCCAATGTTTTGTCGCCGATTCGTTCGGCATAACACACTACTTCGTCGTAGTGCTCCTGACACATAATTTTCATATTGAGTTAAATTACAGGGTGAATATTTGAAAATCTATTTTAGTTTTTCCGCCAAGCGATCGATCAATTCGCGGCATCCGCGCAACGACGAGATACGGAAACCTCGGCTCACGCCTTTGCAATGGATCTGCGTTCGGGATAAATCGGCAATCCGTCTTTGCAGCATGCCGAGCGTCCGGGGGTGGATATTGATCCCATATTTGCCGCACAAGGCAATAAAGAGTTCCGTTTCGACGAATCCTCCCTCCCGAAAAGCAGCCTCGGCCCGTTTCAATGACGTTCTCAGCCGCGCTTCCTCTTGCCGCTGTCGTCATTTTCCCGTTCGATCCGCACTTGTTCCCGTCTTCGGTCTTCCGCAGCATACAGTTCGCGCATACGGGTGCGATGCCCCTTCAACGGCCGGGCATCCCAACCCAGTGCTTCGTAGGCTGCCACGTAAGACGACGGAATCCACTGGCAGCTCGCCATACGGCGTTGCACGGCGGCTCGCAGGTTGCGAGCTTCCGCAGTCCGCGCTTCGATATATTCCTTGCGGAGCATTCCTCTGCGAAACATACTTCCGGCTTCGAAACAAACGTCGCCGACACGCAGTACGACGACAACTATATCGTTCGCCTTACGGAACCGGTCTTTTATAATGGGGTACCATCCGACGTGTTCGTTCAGGAAGGTCACATCTTCATAGGCCGCGACGATCCGGTCATCCCGACCTGCGGCCTGACGCAATAATTTCACTTGCATAGTCGTATCGAGGTTTTATAGGTTCGGCAATTCGACCGTCAAAGGTTCGAGATAGGTGGCCAAATGTCTGATAAACTCCCGTCGGAACGATACGTCCCGATCGCATCGTTTCCAGAGTTCGTAAACATCCATCCGCTCCTGCTCGATAGCGCGGGCGACGGCACGGCCGTGCCGCAGGTCGTTCTGCCAGACCCCCAGAAAAAAGAGATAGAGGATTTCCTCCTCCAGGCGTTCGTAGCCCTCCTTGCGCAACAGTTCGGTCAGGGGTTCGTATTCCTCCTCATGAAAGATCTGCGGTTGGATATTGCCGGGCGCATGGCAGACGATCACGCGCCGGTCGGCGGTGACGAAGATGTTTTTGATGATTTCGTGGCTCATAAGCGGTAAATTTCATGGTAAAACAAATGCGCCCCGTAATCAACGGCGATTACGGGGCAAACGGGTTGGAATGATATTCAGAGGTCTTGCAGCATCATCCGCAAGACATCGAAAAGCTGTCCGACTTCGAGGTCCCGCACCGGCACGCAGCGATCCCCTCCGTAGTCGTACGACAGGCAGGCATACAACACAGCATGTTTTATCCGGAAAGCTGTGACATAGCATTTATCCTGGCGTTCGTCCGATGCCGGATATTCGTTGCCTGAATCGAGGCTTTGGCCCGTCATTTCGGAAACGATTCCTGTCATCAGATCGACGAGGCGTCGGCGGTGTATTCGGTCGATCGCCTCGTATCGTTCCAGCATCTTATCTCTTTCCGTTGTGATCCGGCTGTCGGAAAGTTTCGCATCCTCCGTTCGGAGGTTCTCGTTCGGAATTTCCTCTCCCGTGTAGGGATTGAACAGCGGGCTGTAGGCGAGCGGTTCGGCTTCGACAGCGAAGATTCCGCGCTCGGAGTCGCAGAAAATCTCCATCGGAACGGGCGTCGTCGCAACTACATGCCGCGCTTCGGATTCGGAAAGGCCGCTTCCCGTCAGCGAAGCGGCCCGGCGTCGAAAGGTTTCGGGCGTCGAAGACTCCGAGAGCTGCAAGTCGAACGTATCGCCCTCGGTTTCGGTAACGATCAGTGTGTCGTCATTCATAATGTTATAGGGATTTAATGGATATGGAGTGTGGGCGGAACGTAATAGACGATCCGTTCGTGCCGAAGATCGTCGTAGAGAATCTTCACGGGTTGCGGGACGTTGTAGATACGGCAATCGACGATCGGCGCGTCGAGCGCATCCCACTGCTCCTGCGGCAGAGGTCTCTCCGCAGGGCGGTAGCACCAGACGACCAGCTGCCGGGGCGAACGTCCCGGAAATACGGTAGCTTTGTAGTCGTGCAGGAACGTCTGGAACGCTGCTTCGTCGCCGATCTCCCGGCCGTTCGTGCGATAAAGATCGCTGCCGCACGGCCGTTCGATCCGATAGACATAGAGCCTGCGCCACGCCTCGGTCGTAAAGTCGCCATAGAGCGGATCGGGTTCGCGGTAGCTCCACCCCGCGACTTCGGCTTCGAAGCGGATCGACCCGTTGCCGCAAGGTCCGTCGTGACCCCAGATTTTGAAAGAACCCCGTCGGGGGCCCTCATAGCGGAATGCGGCAGCCGCGACATGGGTAAAGGGGCCTCCGCTGCTACAGCACTGTACGCCGTCTTTCGTCCGCGAGGCGAAGGGATCGTAAGGACAGATACAGACGGTGAGCATATCGTTTCTGTCGTAGGCGATCAATGCACTGCCGGCATAGTCACCGTGGCGGGAAACGTATCGCACTCGATCGCCGCACTGCGGCCTGTCGGCGCTGCGTGTCGATTCGATGTATTTCTTCATGGCATTGACCGCTTCGACGTCCTGCTGTGTCAGGCCGTGTTCGTGGTCGTAAAGCGGATTCAATGCCCGTAATGTGTCGAGGGTATAACAGCCCTTCGTCGGATCATGTGTCATGGTTCGTTATCGGTTTAGAGATTCGTAAACGAAAAGCGAAGACCGGAGCGTCGCGGAACAACCTCGACCGCCTCCGAATCTGTCGGGCAGACGATCTGTATTATCCCGGACGTACCGGTTGCCTCGGGAAGAACACCGGTGCGCGACGGCGGCGCAGCGACGGGAAAATACCGCAGGGCGGAGGTATGCCGACGCCGAGGATGATTTTCCCGTCCGCAGCCGACGAGGGCGCGGCAGCGGCCGTGCGCGTGCCGAGCTTCCCCGCAGGCAACCGGAGGCGAATGAAAATCGAAAATTACGTGTTCTTTTCGGTGTCTTATCGCTATATTTGCAGGCACCCGAAACAGAATCTCGCAATGGCACTCTACCGTTTGGAATCCGACCGTACGCAAATCGGAATCGATCTCGATACGAAAACGCGCGACAACAACCTGCGACACCCCGACTATGCCCGGCACGCGCAGATCATGCGTCTTGTTTATGTCCAGTCGCTGTTAAGCGGCCAAAGCATCCTGCAAACGATTCCCTCGCTTGCCGACCACTTTCCGCAGCTCGACCCTTTCAATCCGGAGCATCAGGCGTGCGTCTGCTGCATCTGGGATGCGGCATTCGATTTGCACCGTCCTCCGCACATGCGTATCGGTCGCACCGACTGCGCCTATTTCTTCACGGAGAGAGCGGCCTGCGAATATTACAGGAATTACAGCGGCATGTCCTCGGCACAGCTATGCGAAGTGCAAATCCTCGAAACGTACGACCGTTTTACAGGGGACATGCGCTGGCTCGACGCCATAGACGAGCGTACGGCCACGGCCCGCGACATAGCCGCCGCAGCCGTGCGCTACTGGGCCGAAGAGATGTCCGCCGATCCGCTCCCCGAGGTGCTGTTTCAAGGCCGGTACAGACTCACACCTGTTCCGTAAAATGTAGAAGAATGGATAAAAAAACACTGCGAATCTTTCGTCCGGGCCTGTCTACTCCGTGCGAAGTTCCTCTGTCGGGCGGCACGGTCAGGGCGGGGTTCCCGTCGCCGGCGGACGACTTTTTGGACATGCCGCTCGACCTGAACCGTGAGCTGGTGCCGAATCCTGCCTCGACATTTTTCGTGCGTGTCGAGGGCGACAGCATGACGGGCGACGGTATCGGCGACGGCGACCTGCTGATCGTCGATCGTGCCGTCGAGCCTTACGACGGATGCATCGCCGTCTGTTACGTGGATGGGGAGTTCACCGTCAAACGGGTCAAGCTGGAAGCTGCGGGGGCCTGGCTCCTGCCGTCCAATCCCGCATATCCGCCCATTCGCGTCGATGCCGACAACGAATTCTCGATCTGGGGCGTGGTGCGTCACGTCGTCAAAACCTTCAAATAACACCTTCGATGTACGGCCTTTGCGACTGCAACAACTTCTACGCCTCCTGCCAGCGGGTCTTCCGTCCCGATCTTGTCGGGCGACCCGTGGTCGTGCTGTCGAACAACGACGGCTGCATCATCGCCCGCTCGAACGAAGCCAAAGCCCTCGGCATCGGCATGGGGCAGCCGCTCTATCAGGTACAGGGGCTTATCGACCGGCACGGCGTGGCCGTCTTTTCGGCCAACTTCGCCCTCTACGGCGATATGTCGCGCCGTGTGATGGCGACGCTCCGCACGCTCGTCCCCTCCGTCGAGGTGTACTCCATCGACGAGGCATTCTTTGACCTGCACGGCATCGCCGAGCCGTTAGACGACTACGGACGTCGCATCGGCCGCACGATACGCCGCAACACGGGCATTCCCGTGAGCATCGGCATCGCGCCGACCAAGACTCTGGCCAAGATCGCCTCGAAGCTGGCCAAGCGCTACCCGAAGCTCGACGGCTGCTGTTACATGCATCGGCCCGAGGACATCGAAAAGGTACTTGCGACCTTTCCCCTGCACGAGGTTTGGGGTATCGGACGCCGCTACGGCAAGCTCTTCGATTCAATGCGCATCACGACCGCCCGGCAGTTCATCGAGCTGCCCGAAGAGTGGATACACAGGCGCATGGGGATTACGGGTCTGCGGACGTGGCGCGAGTTACAGGGCATCGAGTGCATCGGCTTCGAACAGATGCCGCAGCAGAAGCAGCAGATCACCGTCTCGCGCAGTTTCCCCAAGGAGATTTACGAGCGGGAGGAGCTCGAACGCATCGTCGCGGAGTTCGCTTCGATGTGCGCCGAGAAGCTCCGCGCCCAGCGTGCTCTCTGCGGGCAGATACACGGATTCATTTTCACCAACCGCCACCGGGACGACCAGCCCCAGCGCTATGAAACGGCCGTGCTGACCTTACCCGAACCTACCGACAGCACGCTGGAGATCGTCCGGCAGGCCCGTGCAGCGCTGCGGCAAATTTATCGTCCAGGGTTCGGGTACAAAAAAGCCGGTGTGACACTCGCGCAGATCGTACCGGCAACGGGCGTGCAGGGCACTCTGTTCGCACCGCCCGACAAGGGGAAGCACGCACGACTGATGGAGGCTCTGGATCGGGTGAACAAGGTCTATGGCCGGGGCAGCATCGTCATCGCGGCACAGGGAACCGAGCCGTTCCGTATGAACCGCGAACATCTCTCGCCGCGCTATACGACCGACTGGCGGGAGCTACTGACCGTAAAGGCGAAATAGGATGGATCGCATCGAACGGGAAAAACGGACGGTAGAACGGATGATACGCCTCTATTGCCGTCGCAAGGAGCACAACGCGGAGCTGTGCGAGGCGTGCCGCAGCCTTTTGTCCTACGCCTGCCGGCGGTTGGAAACCTGCCGCTACGGCCCTCTCAAAGGCTCCTGCAAACAGTGCACGGTTCATTGCTACGCTCCGGCACAGCGGGAAAAGATTCGGGCCGTGATGCGCTATGCCGGGCCCCGGATGCTGCTGTATCATCCCCTCGAAGCCCTGCGGCATCTGCTGCGGTAAGTGATCCGATCCGTCGTCGAAAGGCGATCGCCCGGATCACGTGTTCAAGGCGGGGTTCAGCCGCTCCTTGAGTTTGGTATTGCGTTTCAGCACGGCCTGATTCCGGATGGCGCAGGCAAGGGCCTTCGTCGCACCGATCAGAACGCAGATCTTCTTGGCCCGTGTGATACCCGTGTAGATCAGGTTGCGCTGGAGCATCACGTAATGGGTCATCAGCACCGGCAGGACCACGATCGGATACTCCGATCCCTGCGCCTTGTGGATCGTCGTGGCGTAGGCCAGCGTCAGCTCGTCGAGCTCCGTTACGTCGTACTCCACGCTGCGGCCGTCGAAATCCACCGTCAGCGTCCGGTCTTCCGTATTCACGCTCTCGACATACCCCAGGTCGCCGTTGAAAACCTCCTTATCATAATTGTTGCGCACCTGCATCACCCGGTCTGCCTGACGGTAGGTGTAGCCTCCGCGATTCAGGCTCGGCCCCGAAGGGTTCAGGGCCTCCTGCAACGACAGGTTCAGGTTGGCGGCACCCACGATGCCCCGCTGCATCGGCGTGAGAACCTGAATCTTGTCCGGCCGTTGTCCATAGGCGCGCGGCAGGCGCTCCTTCACCAGCCGAACGACCGTGGCAGCCACCCGTTCGGGGTCTTCCTCCTTCATAAAGAAGAAATCCGTATCGCGGCCGTTGCTCATATCGGGGAAACGGCCCTGATTGATGGCGTGGGCGCTCATCACGATCCGGCTCTTCTGTGCCTGCCGGAAGATTCGCGTCAAGCGCACGACGGGAATCTTCTGCGAGTCGATGATGTCGCGCAGGACATTGCCTGCACCGACGCTCGGCAGCTGGTCGATGTCACCCACAAGCACCAGACGCATCGTCACCGGAACGGCTTTCATCAGGTTGTTCATCAGCAGGATGTCGATCATCGAGCATTCGTCCACAATCAGGGCGTCGCCGTCCAGCGGATTTTCGTCGTTGCGTTTATAACCGTCCTGCGGATTGTATTCCAGCAGCCGGTGAATGGTCTTGGCATCCATACCCGTCGCTTCGCTCATGCGTTTGGCCGCCCGTCCCGTAGGTGCCGCCAGCAGAACGCGCAGCCCCGCCTTCTTCAACGCCGCGATGATGCCCTGCGTAGTGGTCGTCTTACCCGTGCCGGGGCCGCCTATGAGCACCATGACCTTGGAGGTCACGGCCTGCCGGATCGCAGCGAGCTGCACGTCGTCGTAGTCGATGCCCGTTTCTGCGGTAAGAACGCCGGGGTCAAGCTCCGTAGTGAACAACGTGCGGCCCGCACTCTCCGCGAGCTCTTTCAGCCGCCGTGCCGCGCCGCACTCCGCATGATAGAACGCCGGCAGGTAGATCGCCTCCCGCTCCGTTATCAACTCCTCGGAGAGGATCATCCGCTCCAACGCTTCGCAGACGGGTGCCGCGTCGGCTTCGAGCAGCGTGCAGGCCGCTTGCACGAGTTGTTCCCGTTCGGCATAGACGTGTCCCTCGTCCGAGAGTTGGCCGAGCGTGTAAAGGATCCCGCTCCGGCACCGGCGGGCATCGTTCTTCCCGTAGCCCATCTTGCCGGCGATGCCGTCGGCAGTCTTGAAGCCGATGCCCCAGATGTCGTCGGCGAGGCGGTAAGGATTCTCCCGAACCTTGTCGATACTCTCCGAGCCGTACTCTCGGTAGATCTTGGCGGCATAGGCCGTGCTTACGCCGTAGCTTTGGAGAAACAGCATCACGTTCTTGATCTCCTTCTGCCGCTCCCAGCTCTCGCGGATCTTCTCCACGCGCTTGCGGCCGATCTGCGGCACCTCGTAGAGCCGTTCGATGTCGGTTTCGATCACTTCGATCGTCGCCGCACCGAATCGCTGGACGATCGCACGGGCGAAACGGGGACCGATGCCTTTCACCAGTCCGCTGCCGAGGTATTTCTCGATGCCGTAAACCGTAGCGGGCATCGTCTCCTCCCACGTTGCGGCAACGAACTGGCTGCCGTAACGCTTGTCCACTTTCCACTCGCCACGGCACAGCAGGACACTCCCCACGGGAACTTCCAGCAGGTTGCCCACGAGCGTAACCAGATCATCGTAGCCCTTTACTTTGACCTTCAATACCGAATACCCGTTTTCGGGATTCTGATAGGTGATGCGTTCCACCACGCAGCGAAGAGTCGTCATAGGCGTCTTGCTTACATCATCGAACAATGCCAATACTCTGTAAAAATACGAAAAATCGCGGAAACGGCAATACCGCAACCGCTCCCGATCCCGACCTGAAATGCAGAACCGGGAGCGAGCGGCCTGCCGGAATGTTTCGCAATGGATGCTATCGTCGCTCCAGAACGACTATTTCGGCTATGACATTTGTCCGCGCGAACCGCTCCTGCATAGGTGTACGGTACAGAACCTTGAATTGCCGCAACGTTTCCTGTATGCCCTTGGGGCGCTGTTTGTCGATGAAACCGTGCGGAAGTAGCAACACACTCCGGTCGCCCGGCTGTTGTACCTTCGCAAGCCACGAAAGAAAATCGACGACCTCCGTCGTTTCGAAAGGAGGGTTGGCAACGACGTTCTCGCAGCGGAAATCGATGTCCCGATATGGCCCGATCAGCGTTTGCGTCACAGGATACAGGCGTGCGTAAAAGTCCGCCAGCTCCCGGTCGACTTCCAATCCCACGATCTGCGAGGGATGCACGCCTTCGGCGATCAAGGCCCGGGTGAGTTGTCCCGTACCGCAGCAGACGTCCATGATACGGCTGTCATTCTCGAAATACCGCACGGCAAGGGCGGCGATCCGCCGGGCCGTAGCATCGGGCGTAAGGTACTGCGACAGGCGGACACCACGTCGCTTCTGCCGCTCGCACAGTGCGTCGTAGGACCAGTTATCCCCGTCGTAGCGGAACGGCAGTTCACCGTGTTGTTGCAGGTAATCGTGAATTTCGCAAAGCGTATCCGGCCAGATAAGCAGCCGGTTTTTGAAATAGCTGTTCGCAAGCGCATAGCGCTTAGCAATTTTTTCAAATCGTTTCATAGGTCTTAATTCAATTTAGCGTTTCGTTCGTTTCCGATGTCGGACCGTTGTCGGCGATTATCCGGTAATTGTCGTCGTCTACACTGTGGATTCGGACCGTAGCACGACCCTCGTTCTCGGACGGAGCGATCTCTCGGATCGTTTCGTAGTGCGTTTCGCTCTCCTCGATTTCGATCGCAGCGTCGTCGCACGCCGCAGCGTAAAGGGACCTGTGAGCGATCGCCGCAGCTTGCGCCTCGGCCCTCTCGATCGTTGCGGCCTCGATGGAAAAGTAGATGCGCTCCTATACCGAGACCTTCCTGTCCTCATAAAATCTGTATTTGGTCATAGATTAGTTCGTATTGATAATTTTAAGCCTTCCGCTCCGGCATCTCGATCGGTTCGACGTTTCCTATCCGTGTGTCGGGATGCGTAGGAAAGTCCCAATCCGGACACGTGAGCTCGTCGAGCGTCGTATGGATGTTGCCGCACGTCAGGCCGCATCGTCGTAAAACAGGTTTGCGTTCCCGCCGCTTTCAGGCGGGAACAGGTTACAGTCGAATGTTATGCCACCGGCCGTCACAATAGACGTTCCCTTCCAGATAGAGCGTATAGAAGTCGGTGGAGATTATCCGCAGACACAGCGAGGAGTCCTTGCGAAAATCCTCGGTCAGCGTCATAAAGAGCAGGGGCGAGAACCGTTCCCGCGAAAGGTAGCGTCCCGTAGTTTCAGCATCCGCAGGGTGGTAGTCATAGACGTGGAAATGCAGAAACAGCCAGCGGACGATCCGGCGGCGCGTGTCAGCGCTCCGGCTCGACAGCCGGAAGCGATGGACATACAGGTTGCGTATGAAATATTCCGGAAAGGGTATCATTCCCGATTCGGAATCGTTTTGAAAAAGGTTCAGCATTTCGGTCTGTAGCGGTTATCTGAAAGAGCCAGGAAGTCGTCGAGCGTGCAGGGGCCGTAATCAAGCGATACCTTTTCCTGAATCGTGCCCGTTTCGTAGCGGAAACTGTAGCAGAGACCGTTACGCTCGATAGATCCTCTGTCCCGATCTTTGTTCCACTTAACATCCGGGAGTTTGTTCAACCGCGATCGATGGGCGGAGATATGGGCATTGCGTTCTCGATCGAGGTGTTCCAGGTCGTGCCAAATCTTAGTCAGGTAGTCCACCCAAATATTGACCTTACGCTCGGAAAGGATACCGATGCGGTGCGGTGCCGGATATTTATCCCGGATATGAGCCTGCATATGAAGATCTATGTGCTTGAAATTCGAGGTGTCGATGTCGATCGCATAGGTCGGTTTGGGAAAATACTGCTTATTGATCCGAAAGAGGATTCCGTTGCGTCGGAAACAGATACGGCTCTGTTCGAACGTGCAATATTCCGTATTTTCATTATAGAAAACGCCGTACAACAGTTCCGCATCGGGAATAGTGGGCAAAACTTCCTCCAACAAGCCTTGTGCCCTCTGTATCTCCGAAGTAGTTCGATAGTCGGGAGTAAGCGTCAAGCGTGTAAAGCTCTTCTGGTCCATCCAGCATATCATCGCGCAGACACCCGCGTACGGCAGGATTCGATTTCCCGTACATGGTCGTTCAGAGGAAGTGTTTCCATAACGCGACAGTTCTCGGCCGCTATGCCGAGCAGCACTGAGAGCTTCATACAGGCGGCAGCTTGTGTACGCGCCGCAACGCGGAAGAGATACATGGCGTAGCCTTCCGCCGAAATCCGATAGATGTTCATGGTTCGAAACAATTTGGTGAATATTCTTATTGTGTCGCCAGACCGAATGTCCTGCATGGTCGGACGACGGGGCGGAAACTGCGGCAGGCGGCCCGTGCGACTTTTCCGCGTGCGATACCGTTCGAAGAAGGGAAGATCGTGCGCGGAAAAGGCGATAAGGGACTGTGAGCCTGCCGCTAACTTGCCCCGCGTCCGACCGGGACGATACCGTATCATGCATAAAAAAGCGGGCAAAGAGTCCGACAGCAGCCGATTTTGCCTATATTTGTTTCATAACGACCAAATAAAAATCGATATGGAAAAATTACTCGAACAGATCAACGATCGCATCGCAGCTTTTCAGAAGGATGCATATCTTCAGTGATTCAAAGGCAACAAGGCAGCCGGACGGAGGGCTCGTAAAGCCGCATTGGAGTTGATGACGCTGCTCAAAGAGTTCCGAAAGGCTTCCCTCGAAGCGGGCCGGTAGATCGGATATATGGTATTTGTCTATACCTCCTTTCTTCCTGCTGTCGTTTCGTCGCTTTTACGAAATCGGAGAAAAAGACCGGCCGCAAACGACCGGTCTTGATAAGCTGAGATACAACGCGAATCACAGGCGTTGGCCCGTCGCATCGAAGCGGGGCGCTTTCGAGAGCCTGTACCGGATCTTATGGCGCACGAGACGTTCGGCGAGGAGTACCAGATCGTAGAGGCTGTACATCATCTGCCGCTGGAAAACTTTCGCCTTGATCTGTCGTTTCAGGCGGTGCTCGTCCAACTCGTCGCGCGTAATGCCGAGCACTTCGCACACGCCCTCGGCTGACAGGTACATCGGACGGTCGCTGTGACCGCAGAGATATTCGAAAGCCAGAAGCCCCTTGCCGAGAATGTAATAGCTGCGCAGAAGACGTTCGAACTCCTCTTCCCCGATCAGCAGATACTTCGTTTCATTGGGATTGTTCGGTCGCTCCATAATCACTGTTCCATTGACTGTTCGGGATGTTTGAGGTTTTCTCTCTCCAAACGGGAGAGGTAGTCATAGATCTCCGTCTGAAAGTACAAGCGCCGGCGCCCCACGTTGAACCCGACGAGTTCTTTGCGCTCACGAAGGCGCTGCACCTGACGGGCACTCAGGTGAAGCACCGAGCAAACCTCGTTGAACTCCAGAACCGGTGTCCCGAAAAGCACGTTGCGGTGGCGTCTCAAAAATTGAAGGTCCACGGAAAGCGTCTTGACCATTGCATGAATTTCCGCAAGGCGGAGTTTGTCGTCTTTATCCATAATCGAGATTAGTTGGTTACGGTGCAAAGGTGACAACTCCCGACCGATATTCTTTGTAACTTACACTGTTACTTACATAAAATTTCCTTGCGGACAAACAGCAAATAGACAATAGAATTGATAGCTGATCGAATATTTCTGCCGGAACCGAATAAATCGATTCCGGCAGAAATATTACCACAAAACGGGAATATACAAATCAACGAAATTTATCTGTAATAAATAGTTTTCACTATCTTTCTCTTATCTTTCACGATCATCGATGAGAAAAGACAACACGATGATTACTGTGCCATATTTTTTGCAACAAGCTGCATATCCCGCATGATCGACGTATCCAAGATCCGTGCGTAATGACGTGTCATCTTCGTATCGGAATGTCCGAGCATTTTGGCCACGTTCTCAATGGCAGCTCCGCTGGCAAGCGTAAGCGTGGCGAAAGTATGACGAGCCGTGTGGGTGGATAGATGCTTTCGAATACCACATATATCTGCCAATTCCTTCAAATATAAATTCATCTTTTGATTGCTGCATACAGGAAGTAAAACTCCGCGCTTTTGGCAGTAATCGTTGTCCGCATAGCGCGACAAAATTTCATTTGCTGCATCCAACAGAGGAATATTACACATGTTCTGCGTTTTCTGACGTGACTTACGAATCCATCTCGCCCCATTGATGTCCAAAACAATATGTTCGGGCCTCAACTGTTTCACATCCGAAAAAGCCAATCCTGTGAAGCAGCAAAAGACGAAAATATCACGGATCTGGGCCATTCGGGGAATATCGATATATTTATCTTTGAGACGTTGCAATTCATGCCATTCGAGAAAATCCCGTTCGACAGGTTTCAGATGAAATTTATACTCGGAAAAAGGATCTTTATTCAACCAGCCGCGGGCAAGTGAAAGTCGCGTAATTTTCTTGAAATTAGCAAGGTATTTGATCGTCGTATTGTGACCGCATTTTCGATTCGTTTTCAAATACAGTTCAAACTCCTCGATAAAATCCTGCGGTAATTCATTCAAATAAAAATCTTCTTTCTGATAATGAACAGACAGAAAATTACAAAGTAACTTCAAACAGGTTTCATACCGGGATACCGTCGCCGGAGCATAATCGATACCCGATAGTTTACGGCATTTCTCATTATGTGCACGAAAGACCTCAACAAGTGTCCGACGCTCCGGTAAATTCTTTCCCAAATAACGGTCGAGAATCGATCGTGCGGACAATTCTTCTCCCGCTAACTCCATATCTCGTAGAATGCGAAGAATATTCGAGGAAATAGCATCCAAATACAAGTTTAGATCCCGACAACCTAAACCTTTTTCCGTAGCTTTACCCTTACTTGAATTCCACAAACGTGGTGCGATGAAGCGCTTGACTGAAGCATCCGAACGATTCCCGTTAACTGTAAGGCGCATAAAAATGGGCGCTTCGCCGAATTTATTAAGTTTTGTTCGGCGAATGTAGAATAACAAACTGAAAGATGTCCTTTCCATAGATACTTGATTTTAGGGTGCAAAAATAATATCCCAAGCACCTGCTTGTCAAGATGTAAAACAATGCAATACAACGCATTACAAGCTATTCGGTGTACTTTTTTTTCGCGAAAATCAAGTACACCGAATAAGCCACGAAAAACTCGTATTAAAATGCATTATCTTGTATCTATGGCTCAAAAAGAAATCCCTACAAATGTTTAATTTGCAGGGATTTACTTCTTTTACGATTGCTTTATCGCGGAGAGAGAGGCTGTAAGAACATACGAACAACGAACTACCATACGTTACCAAGTTTCCGAAATATCAGCATTTTATCCCGATTGTTGGTAACATAAGGAACCATACGTTACCGATTAGTTAAGGCGTATTTGGGTTCCTTTTTGGGTTCGGCTTATTTCCCCTTCTTTCGGGGTATCGGGAACTTGTTAAATTTATCCATTTCGGCGACCTTCAATTTATCGACGATTTTAATATAGGGCTTCATCGCTTTGTAGTCGCTGTGTCCCGTCCACTTCATAATTACTTCCGCCGGAACCCCCAGCCTAAGCGCGTTTATGATAAAAGTACGTCGGCCGCAATGGGTGGTAAGAAGGGCGTATTTCGGTAATACTTCTTCGTGCCGAACATTCCCCTTGAAATATACGACCCTTGTAGGTTCGTCGATACCCGCCATTTCCCCCATTACTTTAAGGTGTTCGTTCATTTTTACGTTACTTATGACCGGTAGGGCCTTATCATTCGGCAAACCTATATTCTCGTACTTTTTCAGTATGGCCCGGCTATACTTATTCAGTTCGATAATAAGGCCGTCTACGGTCTTTTGAGTAACCACGCTTATATAATCCTTCTTTACGTCGCTTCGGCGCAATTTTGCCACGTCGGAATAGCGAAGGCCGGTAAAGCAGCAGAAACAAAACACATCGCGCACGGCTTCCAGCGAAGACCGGGACGGCGGGAATTTGAAGGAATACAGGTTAAACAGTTCTTCCCATTCCAAATATATAATTTCCTTTGCGTTTCCGTCGGCCCCTTTGAACTTCGGCTTAAATGTTTCGTGTACGTTGCTTGGGTTATATCCTTTATGGTGCGCCCAGCGCAGGAACCACCGAAGAAAGGACATATTTTTAGATATGGTAGTATTACGAAGGTCGGCTTTATGAAGGCTTGTAATAAACTTTTGTAGGGTAACTTCGTTTATTTCGTCAAATGTAAGGTTCTTGTTAAACGCTTCCAAGTGCTTACGCAGGCTATTAAACTTCGTATAGGTCGCTTTCGTCCAATCATTCAAACGGCCCATAGTTTCCGTAAATTCGGCGTAGGCTTTATAGAATGGCTGGCCGTTTTCTTCCGCTTCGGTAGCCGGGGTTATCTTCCCGGTAGCTTCATCGAAAGCCGTTTTAAGTTCGCCCGGTGTCGGTACCCGCTTTTCCAGCAGTTCGAACCGGGTAAATATGGCTTCTATTTGTTCTTCGCAAGCCGTAATAGCCTTATTTATTTCGCCGGCCGTTTGTCGGAACCGGTTTTTTGTATTGGAGATAACGCGGCCTTCCTCTTCATTCCATTTTTCCGGTTCAATACTATACCCTACCCGAAAGTCTACCCGATACCCGGCATAGCAAACACGCATACGAATAGGGCGACACTCTACCAATACACCCCCTACCTTTTTGGGGAATAGATTAAATTTAATAGTCCGCTTCATTTTGAAAACATATTACCCCGGCCGGTTAATAACCAATCGGAAGAAACGGAATACTTGGCTACCAAATAATAAAGGGCTTCTATTTGTATAGACTTATAGCGGGAAACTTTACCGGGCCTTGGGGTTACTCCGTAAGTAAATCGGGTTTCCCGATAGCGGGAAGCACTTAACCCGGCTTCCTTGCAAAAGGATTCCAAAGCGGACAAACGGCCCAATGAAACAAGGGCTTCTATCGCTTGGAAGAAACGGCGGTTTACGCCATCTTCGATAGGGGTTATTATCTTAGGCTTCTTTACGCCCATTTTCAAAGCTCATTAACATCATTTCGAACGCCGTCTTTGGCACTATGGCAGTTTCCGCGCCGGAAATAAACGCCGCTTCCAAGGCATTAAACACCGCTTCCGGCATGTCCCCGTAATATTTGGGTTGGTCGTAGTATTCGGATACTTTTATTTCGATTGTTTCCGGTTCCATTATGCACAGTTATTTTTATCGAATTTTTGATTTTAGGCACTTTTGTACGTTGGGCGGTAGAAAGTATAGCTATATATACTTGCGTTGAAATTTGGGGCATTTCTGCCCGTTTCCTATAAGCGTACTATGAAAAGCCATACTATTACATAGCGCAAACGTACTGCAATGCTTTATTTTTCGCTTAGCTTTTCAATTACAGATATAAGTCGGGCTATTTGGCTATCCTTTTCTTTTATCATTTCTTGATAGCCTTTTTGCAGTTCAATCAAACCCGCAATATCGTTAGTTGTAACTTGGTTCCCGTTGCCGGCAACGGCGGTGTTGTTATTTCCCGAAATGCGGTTTGTATTATCTCCGTTCCGCATTGTGCCGTCGCCGGTAAGTAACCACATGGGATTAAGCTCCGGGAATTTTTCGCCGATAGCCTTCATCTTATCGGGCTGTATAGATTGGCGTATATTATTGACATAAGACGACGAAACGCCTATTTGCCTACAAAATTCCCGTTCACTAATATTTAGGGTTTTGATATACTCCCTAAGTCTTTCTTTTACACCCATATAACACGATTTTAGAAGGTTTCAAAAAATATTTTTCGCTTTTTGTATAGCAAAAATTTGCTTGTTGTACTGCAATGCTATATATTTGCATTGTGTAACCGATACGATTGCAAAGGTATAATAATAATACGCTCCGAGCAAATAAGCGGCATAGCAAAAAATACCTAAGCAATTTAAGCGACAATGAATTATGAAGTACGATACGACATTTATTAACCGAAACTTCCTTTTGAAAGTTTACGGAGTAGACAGCGAAAACAGAAGGATAAACCGCCTTGTAGGGGTTTCCGGCTTGGTGGGGTTAATCGGTGTAGAGCTTACCGAAAAATTCATTACCCGCGCACTTAACAGCAAGAAAGACAGCGTAAAATGTTGCCTACGCAGAGGATTACAAGTAACACTATATTTCAAATAGAAGATGAAAAAGACAGCAATAGTTAATGGCAAAGCAAGGCGTATAGAATTTTCGTACGCGGTAGGCGAAACTATTTCGCTAAGCAATACCGAGGTAAAAAAGCCTTGGGGACGGGTTACGGAAAGGGTAACAGTTTCAAAACTAACCTTTACGATTAACGGGAAGACCTACGAGGGAACGCGCACCTTCAAGGTTGCCGGCGGCCCCTATTCGGAAACCTTCGAGTTCGACGGGAATAGCTTTGCTTCCCATAAACAAGCAATTGAATACATACTTAACAATATTGAGAAATGAGCGAAACGACAATTTACAAAGAAGGATTTAACGCCGGCTTTATGCAGCTTCGACAAATTGACGTAGAGGCCGCCACTAAGGAGCTTTGGCAGGCGTTGGGGATTAACAACCGCAACACTTTCGCGGCTTACAAGTTCGGACGTATCGAACCCAAGGCAAGCCAAGCCGTCGCCGTCGAATTGGTATTTAGGAAGTACGGCGTTACTACAAACATTTGGGGAAAATAGAAATGAGAGCCGAAGCAGGACTAACGCAGCGAGAAACCCAAATAGCCGAATTGTTGGCTTGGGGAGCCGCAAAAAAGGAAGTGGCCGACAGGCTTTCTATTTCGCCCCGAACGGTTGAGAATACCGCGCGAAATATTTATAGCAAGATAGGAATACAGAAGGCTACGGAGCTTTGCGTATGGTGGTTCTGCACACATTGCGGCGTTTCTTTCGACCTATCCCCTATAAAACGGACAATTATAGCCTGCTTCTTCCTTGCGATTATTCTACCGCATGAATTGTACGCCCAAGGCGACACCTACCGACTGTTCAGAAGCCGCAAGGCTGCCGAACGTACAGCGACACGAAGAACCGGAAGACGGCAGGAATACGAATTAGATTTTTGGGAACTATAAAAGGCAAAGGCTATGAAGCAACTAATTAAAGAATTGTCCCTTTCGGGATTGACGCTAAAACAGAAGGCGATAGTATGGTATTTCGTTATATCGTTTTGCCTTCTTGCAAGCACGGCGGAAGCCCCGTTTTGGTTCTTGTTTTTAGAGGTTGCCAACTTCGCTAATGCCGCCCGCATTATAAAACGGGTCCCACCACCGGAAGACCCGCAAGACAGTTAGGTATGGCAGACTTAAATACAAGACTTATAGACCTTACGGCGGGGGAATTATTGGAACTAATAGGGAAAGGACAAAGCCCCCGGATAGAAGTAGACGTTACCAAAGACCCAAATAAAAAGTACGTCTACGGCCGGGCCGGGATTGCCGAACTATTCAAATGTTCCAAGACTACCGCCAGCCGCATAAAGCAAAGCGGATTAATCGACGGCGCATATAGGCAGGTCGGAAGGTTGATAATAGTAGATGCGGAAAAAGCCTTAGAGTTGGCCGCAAAGCGAGCAAAGAAAAGTAACAACCGAAATAAATAACTTGTTATGAGCAAGAAGGTAACATTAAAAGAATTGACCCTTAAAAACTTTAAGGGTATTAGGGACTTGGCCGTAAAATTCGGCGAAGTAACCACCATTGCCGGCGCAAACGCGACGGGTAAAAGCACCGTTTTCGACGCTTTTACTTGGGTGCTTTTCGGCAAAGACAGTAACGACCGTACGGATAGCGGGAAAGGCGCATTTACCGTTAAGACGGTCGGCCCGGACGGGAACCCTATACTTAAATTGGAACATTCCGTAACGGCGGTTTTAGACGTAAACGGCGAAGAAGTAGCCCTTACCCGCACCCTTACGGAAGATTGGGTAAAACCGCGCGGCAAGGCCGAAGTAGAACTTAAAGGAAATACTACGCATTACTTCTGCAATGGCGTAGAAATTAAGGCGGGAGCGTTCCAAGAGAAAGTAACGGCCATAACCGAAGAACAACTTTTTAAGTTAATTACGAACCCGGCTTACTTCCCTTCGTTGGATTGGAAGACCCAGCGCGAAATATTGCTACGCATTGCCGGGGGTGTAACATACGAAGAAGTGGCCGCCGGTCGCGCCGATTTTGCGGCTATCCTTTCGCTGCTTTCCGGTAAAGATTTGGCGGAGTTCAAGCAAGAAATAGCCTACCGCAAAAGCCGGATTAAGGAAGGTTTGGGGAAATGCCCTATCGAGATTAACGCAATAGACAGCGTTACGCCCGAAGCACCGGATTACGAAGCCTTGGAAGCCGAAAAGGTACGCTTATCCGCCGAATTGGAAGAAGTGGAAACGGCTATTACGGACGTTGCAGAAACGGCCCGCAAACACTACGAAGGGGTGCAGGGAAAACGCAAAGCGATTAACGACCTTCGGAACCAGCAGCAAGATATAATTTTTCGGGCAAGGCAGGCGGCCCAAAAGGAAGGCTACGAGAAGAATGCCAAACGTAACGAGGTTAAGACCAGCTACGAAATAACCAAGCGGGAAGCAGAAAATTATAATACCGCTTCGGAAAACGGCCTTTCCGATATTCGCTATACTATTAAAACCCTTACTTCCGAAATAGCGGGCTTATCCGCCAAGGTGGAAGCCAAGCGCGAAGAATGGAATACGCGGAACGCCGAAGAATACAAAGTAAGTACCGACGGCCTTATTTGCCCGATATACGAAACCTTATGCTCGGACGCAAGCGTTTTGCGTATGGACGCTATTGCCAAAGAGAAGGCGCGGGCCAAATTCGACGAAGCCAAGACCCGCGACCTTACCCGGATTACCGAAGAAGGCAAAACGCTAAACCAGCGAATAGCCGAAAAGAAAGCCCGGTTACAGGAATTGGAAGCCCAACTTTCCGAACGTATGGAAGTTATCGCCGCCAAGAAAGCCGAATACGCGAAGAAGTTACAGGACTTGGAAGCGGAAATAGCCGCCAACCCGGAAGTAACCGTATCTACCGACATTATCCCCGAAGACTTACCCGAATGGAAGGAGATAGAAGCCCGGATAGCCGAAATATCCGCTACCATTTCGGATATACCGGCGGCCGATACTACCGAGCTTACCGCCAAGAAACGGGAACTTACGGCCCTTTTGGACGAAGTAAAACAAAAGCTAAATATTCGGGCTACCATTGAAAAGAACGCCGCAAAGAAGGCCGAAATATTGGCGCGGGAAAAGGAATTAGCCCAGCAGCAAGCAGACTTAGAAAAGCAGGAATTTACGATAGACGAACTTAATAAGGCCCGAATGGACGAAGTAGAACGCCGGGTAAATAGTAAGTTCCAAACCGTCCGCTTCCGAATGTTCGAAGCCCAGCTAAATGGCGGCGAAACCCCTACTTGTATCGCAATGGTAGACGGGGTTAAGTACGCAGACCTCAATACTGCCGGAAAGATAAACGCCGGGCTTGACATCATTAACACGCTTTGCCTGTATCACGGGGTAAGCGCACCGGTATTCATCGACAACGCCGAAAGCGTAAACCAACTATTCCCGGTTGCTTCCCAGCTTGTAAAATTGGTTGTAACCACCGACAGAGAATTAACCATTAACCACTTATAAAAATTAAAGTTATGAACGAGAACAAAGAAAAGCGCGAGTTCGCGCAGCAGTTGGAGCAAATCGCCGAAACGCTTACGCAGGCGGTAAAAGACAACGAAGGCCGGGCCTTTATCCTTATCGGCACGGACGTTAAGGACAATAAGGACGGCGAAAGCGAGAATGTGCAGGGCGTAATAGCAGTAGGCGGTAACGGTGGGCAAGTAATAAAGGGGTTGGCGAATTTCTTCACCGAAAAACAAACCGCGCCGCTTGCTGCCGAAGCTATGGAATTAGCGACCTTGAAGAAGTTAAGCCGACTTCTTGAAAACGAATAACAACCTATAAAAATTATGAGTTATGGCAGAAGAAAAAGGATTAACCGTAATTGACGAAGCAAAGCGGAAATTTGAACTTGCCTGTAAGGACGCTTCGGCCTTGCAGATTGTAAACAACTTCGGCGCGGCATTTACTGCCGTAAACGTAATTGCCCTTTTGCGCGAAGCTCTTTCCGACGAAGTAATGGAGCGTGTATTTATGCCGCTTATGAACACGAAGGTAGGCTTTCTTACCGACCGTAACGGGCGGCCGCGTAAAAACGGGACGGTACAACCGCTTTATACTATCCCGGTTGTTCGGGACGCGATTATAGACGCGGTAAGTATCGGGCTTCTTCCGACCGGCAACCAATTTAATATTATTGCCGAACGAATGTACCCGACCAAGGAAGGCTATACGGCCCTTCTTCGGAAACTCGGCGTAAAATACTTCATCGACGTATCATTTGACAAAGGCCAAACCGCCGGATTTGCGGAGGTGCCTTGCAAAATCAGCTACACGTACAACGGAGAAAAAAACAGCTTCGGAATAGTGGCAACCGTGAAGAAGGACGATTACAGCAGCCCCGACCAAATCCGGGGTAAAGCCGAACGACGCGCCAAAAAAGCCCTTTACGAGTATATAACCGGTTGCGACTTCGGCGACGCTGATGAACAAAGCGGCCCCGTTGAAGACGTGGAATATAAGGACGTTACCCACGAGGTAGAAACCGAAATACAGAATAACGCCAATACCGGCGGAACACTTGATTTCGGCCAAGCAGAAACGAACGGAACCAAACAGCCACTTAAAACACCTGGATTCTAATATGAAAGTAATTTTTGGTATTGCCATTCTGACGGCAAAGGACATCGACGCAATGAACGCCCGGATTAACAAAGCGGCGGACATGGCGAAGGAGAACGAACAGAGCGTAGCCCAGCAAGACAAAGCCCTTATTCGATTTTCGGGCAAATTCGCTACGGCTATGGACTTCATCGGCCGGAACCTTCCGCTAAAAAGGAAGCGTAAAGCATTTCGCAAAATCGTAGAAGCGTAGTTACAATGGTTCTAAAAGTATTAGGCAGTAGCAGCCACGGAAATAGCTACATATTGGAGAACGACCGCGAAGCCTTGTTATTGGAAGCGGGCGTAAGGTTCGCCAGCGTGAAGCAAGCGTTAGACTACAATATAACGAAGGTTGTAGGCTGCCTAATTACCCACGAACACAAAGACCACGCAGGCTACATTAACGAAGTATTGAAAGCTACCGTACCCGTCTACGCTTCGGCCGGTACAATTGAGAACACCCCAATAGAAGGCCCGCGCCGCGCGAATGTTTGCAAAGCCGGAACCCTTTTTACCCTCGGCGGTTTCCGAATTATTCCTTTCGGGACTAAGCACGATTCCGCCGAGCCTTTGGGGTTCTTCATCAATCACGAAGAAACGGGTAATATCCTATTCGCTACCGATACCTATTACTTGCCTTGCAAGTTTGCAGGACTTAATAACGTATTGATAGAATGTAATTACCGCTTAGACCTATTGGACGCGAATATAGCGGCCGGGCGCATTCCCGCCGTTGTTCGGAACCGTACGCTAAAATCGCATTTAAGCTACGACCATTGCGTACAGGCGTTACAAGCCAACGATATAAAGGGGGTAAATAATATTGTTCTTATCCACCTTTCCGACGGTAACAGCAACGCCGAACAATTCCGGGCCGGAGTGCGAGCCGCAACCGGTAAGACCGTACATATAGCCGAAGCGGGGCTAATAATCAATTTCGACAAAACCCCCTTTTGATATGATTAAAGGATTTGACCAAGAAACGCAGCCCTTAAACGATTACGAAATGGGCGTACTTCTTCCGCTTCTCGTACGGGGGCTTAGGACGAAAATAGGGCGCGAAAATGCCGTTACAAACAAGCATATCGTAAATACCCTTAAAGGTTCCTATAAACTAAACGACGCACGGGTAAGGAAGATTATAAACCACATAAGGACAAACGACCTTATACCGGGCTTAATAGCCACTTCCGAAGGGTATTTTATCGCCCAAAGCGAAGCGGAACTATTGGAGTACGAAGAAAGCCTAAAAGGGCGTGAAGACGCTATTAGGGCCGTCCGGTTGAGTATTGCGCGACAAAGGCGAATACTTTACGAGCAAAAGAGGGAAGAAAAACAAAGTTCACTTTTTAACAAATAACAAAATGGAAAAGCAGTTTTTTATGGTTTACGCCGAAGGCCAAGGCGCACCGACGTACAAACACGAGAACGAACAGGCTGCCAGCAAGGAAGCCGAACGATTGGCCGAGAAGTTAGGGGTTAATACGACCGTATTACAGGCCGTAAAAATGGTTGCCCCGAAGGACATTACCAAGCGCGTAAAGACCTACGCGGACGCTTGCGCTGTGCTTGGCATTGAGCCGATGAACGAAACCGTATTAGCGAAGTTAGGCTTTACCAAGGACGAAATAGCCTACCGCAAGTTAAAGACCATTGCCGAAGCCCTTAACGAAGGTTGGCGGCCGGATTGGGCCAATAGCAACGAGTACAAATATTGGCCTTGGTTCGTGTATAATCCCGCGTCTGCCGGCTTTTCGTACGCGTATACGCTTTACGCGGCTTCGGCTGCGTATGCGTCTGTCGGCTCCCGGCTTTGCTATAAAACCCGTGAACTCGCCACGTACGCGGGCCGTCAGTTCGAAGGTCTTTATAACGATTTTCTTTTAATCAAAAAATAATGCAACATGGAAAGAGAATTAGGGAAAGACCTTGAACAAGGCAAGAAGCGCGTAGCCTTCCTTATGGATAACTGCGACGCGGTGGAAGAAAAGGGGTATATGAAGCCTTTTACCCCGGAAGAATTGGCCCGCATGAAAGAAAGCCTTTCGGAAACGGACATCGAAATTAACGACATCGAGGAAGAAAAGACGGCCGCGATGAAGGACTTTAAGGCCCGTTTGGAACCCCTTACGACGGAGCGAAAAAAGACCTTGGACGGTTTGAAGAAGAAAGCCGAATTTGTTACCGAAAGGTGCTTTAAGTTCATCGACCAAGAAGCCCGCGAAGTCGGCTACTACAACGAGAACGGCGACCTTATCGAGAGCCGGCCGGCGTACAGCGAAGAATTACAAACAACACTTTTCCAAATCGGAAGAAAAACAGGTACTAACAACTAAAAAGCAAAGCAATGACGAAGCAAGATTTAATTACAGTCGTTGGCAGTAAGACCGGGCAAAACGATAGCCACGTAAGGCCGATTATCGAAGCCACATTAGACGCAATTAAGGAATGCGTACAGCGCAAGGAACCCGTTTACCTTCGTGGCTTCGGAACCTTCCAGCCGAAGAAACGGGCCGAAAAGAAAGCCCGTAACATTACCGCCGGTACTACGATTATCGTACCGGCGCACGAAGTAGCCCACTTCAAACCAAGTAAAAGTTTCACAATCAACAAGTAAAAAAGTATGGACGAAAACAAAAAAGTAGTAGTAAACCTTCCCGAAGGAACTACGCAGGCGGAAATTATCGTACGTGAGGGCGAGGCCCCCGCAGTTCTTGCCCCCAAGCCCCCGGTAAAAATCGACCTTTCCGGTGTTATCGGTGCGCCGGTTGAATTTTTGGAATTACGGCGGTACGATTCCGAACAAATTAACCCGTTGCGCTGCCACGTCTTAGTAGACCGTGAACAGGTAAGTATTACCCTTATCACGAACGAAGACGACGAATATAGACGCGGGCGAATCGTTGGAAAACTGACTACGCACCCCAAATTTTCCGAATTTGGGATTAACGCCGGCAAAGGTTGGGAACCTAACGAGTTGGGGCAGTTCTTCAAAATGAACCGCGCATTTTTCCCGGACAAAACCGCGAATATGAAGCTCGTAACCGAACTTAAAAACTTCGAAGCTACCGTAAATTCCAAGGTAGAGAAGCAAAAGAGCGAAAAGGGCGACTTCAAAGACAATTATAGCGGCGTGGTTATGAGTAACCTGCCGGAAGCCTTTACCCTTCAAATTCCGATTTTCAAAGGTATGCCGGCGGAAACTATCGAAGTGGAATTTTACGCTTCGGTAAACGGCCGCGACGTAACCCTACAACTTGTAAGCCCCGGAGCGTGCCAGCTTTTGGAAGACCTGCGCGACCGAATTATAGACGTGCAGGTAGCCCGCATTCGGGAACTAAGCCCCGAAATTGCGATTATCGAGCAATAGCAGTATTAACCCAGCTACCCCGGTTTCCGGGCCGGGGTAGCTTTTCAAAAGTAACAAAATGGCAAAAAGATTTATAGATACCGACCTATTTAAGAAACGATTTATAAGGGACTTACCGCCCGCTTATAAATTGCTTTGGGTGTACCTTTTTTGCGAGTGCGACAACGCCGGAATATGGGAAGTAGACTTAGAGGTAGCCGGGCTTTATTGCGGCGAAACGTACGATTTAGAGGACTTCGAAAAAGCCTTTGCCGGAAGAATCCATTTCTTCAATAACGGAAGCAAAGCGTTTTTACCCGAATTTATCATATTTCAGTACGGCGGGTTATCGAACTTGAACCCTACGAACAACGCGCATAAATCGGTATTGCAAAAACTTGAAAAATACGACCTTATGCGGGTTTTGAACGAAGGTATTACCCAGCTACCGCAAGGGCCGACGTTAGGTGCTGGCAAGCCCCAAGGCAAGGGTAAGGCAGCCCCTAAAACAAAAGGCGGTACAATCTTTCAGAAACCTACCTTAGAAGAAGTTGCGGCGTATTGCCAAGAACGGGGCAACGACGTAGACCCGCAAGCGTGGATAGATTACTATACTTCTAACGGTTGGAAGGTGGGCCGCAACTGTATGAAGGATTGGAGAGCAGCGGTTAGAACTTGGGAGCGTAACGAAAAAGGGAATAGCGGAAATGGACGAAAAGGACAACAAACAGGGGCCGCAACGGGTAGACTTGGCGCGGTTCCGGGCGGTACTTCAAAAAAGAAATATACCGATACGCTTTAAGGTCGATAAATACACCGAAGACGTGCCGGCAATGTTGCGCGAATGTTATATAGCCGAAGTTATGCGGCGGCGTATGCAGTTCATCGACGACGAAGCAACCCAAAGCCATATAGAAAAGGCGGCAAAATGGCTGACGGGAAACCATAAACCGGGGCTTCTTCTTCATGGAACAGTAGGCAATGGCAAAACAACCTTAGTTCGTGCAATAGGTAGCCTTATAGGGGTACTGTACGAAAGCCTATATTCAGACCGGCGTAAAAATGTTTTGGCGGTATCGGCTTTGGAACTTGCAGACATAGCCAAGAACCAGCCGGAACGCTTCGACTACATTAAGAAAGCCGAGTTATTGGCGATTGACGACGTAGGTACGGAACCTTCCGTAGTGAAGGTTTGGGGAAACGAAATTAGTCCTTTTGTCGATACGATTTACTACCGGTATGACCGGCAGAAGTTTACAATTATGACCAGCAATCTAAGCGCGGAAGACCTGGCAGATAAATACGGCGAACGGATAGCCGACCGATTTACGGAAATGTTCGACAGAATAGCGTTTGAAAATTACTCTTATAGAAAATAATAGCCAATATGGAAAAGATATACATTTCAGGCCGAATTAGCGGCCTACCAATAGAAGAAGTAGCGGCAAAGTTCGACGAAACGGAAACCAAGTTAAAAGCCCAAGGTTACGAAGTGATAAACCCGCTTAAAAACGGTATTCCGGCTACCGCCTCTTGGGAAGCCCATGTAGCTATGGACGTTCTTCTACTTATGGGGTGCGACGCTATTTATTTGTTGCCCGATTGGGGATTTTCCAAAGGGGCTACGCTTGAAAAGAATTTAGCCGAACTAACGGGAAAGACAATTATTTACGAAGAAGTACCTGCCTTCCAGCACATAAAGCAGGCGATAGCCGAAGGCATGGGCGTTTCATTCTTCGATATTATAGGCGAAAGTAGAGAGCAAAAACACGTCTTTTCCCGTATGATTTTCGCCCAGCTATGCCGTGAAGAAGGGGCAACGGTGGTAAGGATTGCAAAAGAGATGAAGCGGAACCATGCTACTATTATCTACTACCTCAGAAAGTACCCGGATGATTACCGATATACCCCCGAATTTAGGGCTTATGCAAACGCAGTCAAAGCCCACCTATCAAAAGACTAATTTTCCGCGAAAGCGTCTGACTATAATACGAAATGGACAACATTAGATTACTATATATAGACTTGTTTTGCGGTGCGGGTGGAACAAGTACAGGCGTAGAGAAGGCCAACTATAAGGAGCGAAAATGCGCGAAGGTTATAGCTTGCGTAAACCACGACGCGAACGCCATAGCGAGCCACGCGGCCAATCATCCCGAAGCGCAGCACTATACGGAAGATATGCGAACCTTGGACTTACGCCCATTGGCAGAACATACCGCCGAAATGCGCCGAATGTACCCTATGGCGAAAGTTGTGCTTTGGGCTTCGCTTGAATGTACCAATTTCAGCCGGGCCAAAGGCGGCCAGCCCCGCGACGCAGATAGCCGTACCCTTGCCGAACACTTGTTTAGGTACATAGAAGCTCTTACCCCCGATTATATCCAAATCGAGAACGTAGAAGAATTTATGAGCTGGGGCGACTTGGACGAAAACGGAAAACCGATTAGCAGGGACAAAGGGCGGCTTTATACCAATTGGGTAGATAACGTAAAAGCCTACGGGTACAAGTTCGACCATAGAATACTTAATGCAGCGGATTATGGGGCATATACCAGCCGAAAGCGTTTCTTCGGGATATTTGCCAAACCGTACCTACCTATTGTATGGCCGAAGCCTACCCACTCAAAGACCGGGGGCGGCGACCTTTTCGGCAGCTTGGCGAAGTGGAAACCCGTAAAGGAAGTTTTGGACTTTGCCGATGAAGGGGAAAGTATCTTTAATCGTAAAAAACCGCTTTCGCCTAAGACCTTGGAACGCATATACGCGGGCCTTATAAAGTTCGTAGCAGGCGGGAAGGATTCGTTTTTGATTAAATATAATTCAGTCAATAAGAAGACGGGGAAGCATATCCCGCCTTCGATAGATGAACCATGCCCTACCGTAGCTTGCCAAAACAGGTTAGGGATAGCGAACATTCATTTTCTCGCAAAGCATTTTAGCGGACACCCGGAAAGCAAGGTTTCCAGCGTAGACAACGTAGCGGGAACCATTACGACCGTAGACCACCATAGTTTAGTAGGGGCCGAATTTCTTTCGGCATACTATGGAAACGGTAATAATCATTCCGTAAATATGCCTTCGCCCACTATTACAACGAAAGATAGGTTTTCGGTGGTAAAGCCGGAATTTATAGCGAACAATTATAGCGGCGGCGGGCAATTATCATCCTTGGATAACCCTTGCCCGGCGGTAATGACGAATCCCAAGCAAAACGTAATAGCCTGCAAATGGTATCTTATGAACCCTCAATTTTCTAACGCCGGCGGTTCCGTCGAAAAGCCGTGCTTTACCCTTATCGCCAAAATGGATAAAAAGCCCCCGTACCTTATTGCTACGGAGTGCGGACAATTGGCAATAGAGATTTACGAAACCGATAGCGGCCCAATGCGGAAAATAAAGGAGTTTATGGCCCTTTACGGTATCGTCGATATAAAAATGCGAATGTTAAAAATTATCGAGTTAAAGCGAATTATGGGGTTCCCGGAAAACTACACCCTTATAGGGACGCAAGCCGACCAAAAGAAGTTTATCGGCAATGCGGTAGAAGTGAATATAGCCCGTGTTCTTTGCGAAGCCTTGGTAGAAGAAATTGTAGACGAACTATTAAAAGTTGCATAGAATGACACTACGAATTATTAAACCACCGAAACCCGGTAAAATGTTCGTTACGTTGGCTTCTACCGGCTATTTATTTTTCAGTAGCCGAGCAGTTGCAGAACTTAACCTTTCAGAGCATAAAGGGGTACTATTGGCCCACGATGAACGCGGGGCTTTGCACTTGAAAGTTTCCTATAATACAGACCCCGACGCTTTCCGGGTTTATGTACGGAAAAATGGGGCTTGTTCGGTTACGTGTATTCGGGTTGCGCCCTTGTTTCGCCGTATAGGTATCGAAATTAAAAAATCAACCCGGTACAACCTTATCGAAGCATCGGAAGAAGGTTTTTATAAGATAGAAGGACTTAAAACAAAATGAAAACAAAGGATTTAAGCAAGTTGCCGGAAGGAGCTATTTTGCTGGTAGTAAAGAACAGTAACGGGACATTTTCGCCGTTAGGCATAAACCCCGACCAAGGGCGAATTATAACGGCTTTTATCGGGAAATTAAGCGAAGAACAGCCGTTAGTAGTAGCCAAAGGAATAGAGTTAATAACCAAATAATTAAAGCAATATGTTAGTATTAGAAGCAATTGGCAACCTCGGAGCGGACGCCATTATTAAAGACCTTAACGGACAAAAGTACATAGCTTTCAGCGTAGCCCATACCGAAAGCTATAAAGATTCGCAGGGGCAACGACACGAACGTACGACTTGGGTAAGTTGCCTTAAATACGGAGAAAGCCAGGTAATTAACTATTTGAAGAAGGGTACCCGCGTATTTATTCGCGGCGAACTTTCGGCCAAGGCATATGAAGCCGGCGGAGCATTGCAAGCCGGTATAAATTGCCGGGTTAGAGAATTGCAGCTTTTAGGCGGAAACCGGGCTGACCAAACAGAAGCCCCCCAGCAGGCCGTAACGACTTCGGCCGCTACACCAACTTACGCGCCGCCGGCATATCAGCAACCCGAAGAAGTAGACGATTTGCCATTTTAACAATTATCGATATGATAGGAAAGAAATTAAGCCCCGTGCTTGAAGAAATGGAAGCTACCCTTTGGGAGTACGAAGCATTTAACGGAGCAAAACCGAATTACACCTTAGAAGGGTTCCGGGCTTCTACAAAAATATTTATGAGCGCACTATTAGATAAGTTTTTCGAGAAGCAGCAGGCCGAAGGAGTTAGCCAAGAAGACACCTTAAAAGCCGTAGAAAAATTAGGGCAAGACGTTCGGGCCTTGGTCTTTAACGCTACCGGAATAGATACGCACCTACTTTATAACCGAACAAAAGTTAATTAAAATATTGAGTATGAAAGCAAAACAATTTAAGGAAGTAAATGCAGTTTACGGAGAAAATCAACCCGAATATTA